CGTTAGCTTCATAGTATTCAGTAGCCCAGTTACCTGGTCCAACTACTTCGTCTAACAAGTCTTGTGCGTCACGCGCATCTATATATGCTACGCAACTTGCCTTGCCATATCGTGCAGATTGTACACGCCATTTGTATGGTAATTCTTTGGTTAAATCTTTTAGATTAATTTTTTCTTGTTTCATAATCTTTGTAATTTTTAGTAATTTGTTTGGTTGTACGAATTGCTTTTACAATTTTTACAAATCTCCTGATCATAACAGGAGCATTCTTGGTTAATAGAAATAAACCTATTTCAACAAATGCATCCTTAATAACACCTTTTACTAGTGTAGGTTTTTCATTTGTATTGTAGGCAACTTCTTCGTAGATTTTGTCAAGTTTTGACTTTTTTTTTGGCATCTACAAATATAAAATATTAATTGGTTATTAACAACTATTTGTTGTTATTTTTGATCCAGTCGTACACCTTGTTGCCAATCCATAACGCTGTGATTATTAACGCTATAGGTGCAAGTATAGATGCTACGAATGAAATAGATATAGATATTATGTATATAGATATTAACAGAAATATCATTACATATATCCAATCAGTTTTCTTCATAGTCTTCAAACTTTGTTAGATCGGGTATAAATTTTAGGTTAACTTGACCTACGCCTATGTTACGGCCTTTAGCAAATATAATTTCTGCTAGACCCATAGTTGATTCGCCTGCTTCATTTTCATACAGGCCATAGTATTCAGGTCTATATAACAAAACCACTACATCAGCGGCCTGTTCTATTTCACCTGATTCACGCAAGTCAGATAGGGTTGGTCTTGAGTTAGAGCGTACGCCCACACCTCTGCTTAACTGTGACAAAGCAATTATGCAGATACCTAACTCTCTAGCTAGGTTTTTCAAACCTCTTGCAACTTTAGCTACTTCTTGTTCACGATTACCAGACTTACCTGTGCTAGCGGATACAAGCTGCAGGTAGTCAACCATAACCATTTGAACTTTTTCACTATGAACATACTGTTTGATTTTAGCCATTAGGTATGATAAAGATGTGTTGTTACAATCATCAATTATCAATGGTGCATTTTCTATTATACCAATAGCTTTGTCTATCTTATTGACTTCTTTACTATCTAATGCACCTTGGTTCATCCATTTCTGTTGGACACCTGATTCAATACTAACAATACGCTGTATAATTTGTACTGAAGACATTTCGTATGAGAATATAGCGGTAGGTACATTTGACATTACCGCATTGTACGCAAGAGATACAGCAAAACTAGTTTTACCCATAGATGAAGCACCACCAACTATAACCAAGTCGGTGGGCTGCCATCCATTTGTAAAGTCATCTAGTTTTTTGTATCCTGTTGTTATACCAGTAATACCATCAGTAGCCATACGCTTTGCGATTTCATCACGAAAGTCTGTAAGCTGTCCTAGAAATTCTTTTTGTTTATCGGTTTCATTAAAGTTAATTTTATTATTGAACTTATTAATATATTCAATAACATCATTAACCTCATCGTTGTTTGACAGCATATTGTTTACATTTTCAATATGTTTGAATATCATTTTAGACTTAGATATATTTACTAATTCTTCTAACATAGATTCAAACTGTTTGTCAAACACATACGGCTGCTGACACAGGTCTGCAACATGTATGTTGTACGATGTTTTATCACCAAGCTCTTTGCTTAGTTTTATTACATCTGGTTCTTGACCTTTTTTTATAAGTTTTTTATATGCTCTATAAACAATTTTGTTAGACGGTTCGTCAAACATCAGGTCATTAAACTTATTACTGTGTTGGTAATACAGTTTAGGGTCTGTGATTATTGATCCAAGGATTATGTTTTCATATTCATTCATTTTCTATATTGAAATATTATTGCGGTTAATACTGAAAAGATAAGGCCAGCTGCAAATGCAGACGCAGTGCCTGTCATTGCTCCACCTATAAAGAAAAATGGGACAGCTAATGTAAGAATAATATCTAACATGTTATTCCATTTTCTAAATCTCTTTTCGCCAATTGCTTTCCATATGATAACTATATAGCCCAATGCTATTATAGTACCCAAGATTAAAATTGTTTCTATCATTGATATACTTCTAGGTTTTTAGCTTGCATAATGGATATAAGCTCTACACTTTTATGCTCATCGCATCTTATTCTGGAATATCTACCAGTAGTGCTTTGCATAAAATATTCACCACCAAGCTGTTTGTGGGTTACAAGGGCATTAGCTTTTTTATCGTAAAATTTAAATGTGTCAAGCCAAGGCCACAGTAGTCGGTTTTCGCCAGCTGCATTAAATTGGTCTTTAATTTCATTAGGCAGCTGCACAAGACATGCGCCAACACCGCCTTTGCCATTTGGTTGTACTAGTGTATTATTCGTGTAAGAGTTTAGTTTTTTACGAATAATGTTATTGGTTATTGCGTAGTGATGGAACAATACTTCATATCTGTTTTCTGTAGTATACACCCTGTCCATAACTTGAAAAGAATCTGTACGCCTACGATTATAACAGTTTTGCCATATTAAAGCCCTACCTACAACCGAACCATGACAATCTTCTAATACAAGTATTTTTAGATTATCACCAAGTTTGGCATAGAAGGCAACTTTTTTCTGATCTTCTAAACTACGCATACAAGATCTACCCAAGGTGCCTGGTGTATAACCATCACTATCTCTATAATATGATGCGCCATCATACGCCCAAGGTATATGGTTTGCATCATATAATTTAAGCTCTACTTTTAAATCACCAATACCATTTAACATAAGTGTATCTGAAAATTGATTTTCTACACTTGAATTCCACGGTCTATAATAACATTCAACACAAAGTTTTTCCATAGCTCTATGGAATGTAGTCATAGTAGCTTTTCTTTGTCTAAGTTCTATATCTGACATACAATCAGACAGTGCTCTGTCTTTATTAAAGTAGTTAGTATAGCCTAGCGCATCAGATTTTAGCAGCTCTGTAATTTTCTTTGGTGTAAAAAAACTAATTTTAGTTTTATCATCTATAGCTACATCTAGAGATATAGGCCATTCTGATGGTGTGTTATTAAACACAGAACTAAATCTGTGCATACTGCCCCTGCTGTAATCGTCAAGAAAATCGTGCAAAGCACATTTGGGTATGTTTTGAAATAATTCTATTAGTTGGTTAGAAACTCTAAACAATGACCAGGGCATATGTAGTTCTACCATACCCCAAGGAGTATCATAAGGCTTCATTGTTCTTCTATCAAACAATTCTGCTGGCCACGAATCATTGGATTTGATATACCAATTATACCATAACGGATCTAGTTTCCAAGCTTTGTTTTCTAAATCCCATTTAGGCACAATCTTAAAACCATCAAATAGTTTTTCTTCAAGTATAACATACTCCTCATCAAATGATACTAAAGGCAATATTGATAGACATTGTTGTAAATTATTATCTCTCAATATTTTTTCTATTATACTGTCTTCTTGTTTTTTAAACTTAATTACGTGTGTTCGCATATTAAAACGGTATTTTAGTTTGGTTTGGATCGGTTGTTCTAACCTCTATTGGTTTATAGTACAGTTTATCTTTAGCTATACTGTAATACCCAATCAGGTTAAGGTTTTTATCTGTGACTGGAAATATTTGTTCGGCATCATAAAATGACCCACCGTTATATCCATAATCATCCCAGAAGTCCATACTGTATTGCACATCGCACGAACTGCAGTGTGGGTTTACGCATACTTTTGTGCCATTTATTACACGCAAGTCTTCATCACAAGTGGGACACGCGCCGTTGCGTTTAGGTAGTGCATTGAACGACCTGTTCCAGTCATCTAGCTCTACATCTTTTTCCCATTGTGAGGCGTAATCTACTTTAGGTTTGTTGGTTTTGACTTTAGCCCAGGACTTTGGCCAATAGTTACTACCTGTATATACAGAATAGTCTGGCGCTTTATGTGACCACAATGTATTGC